CCCTATGTATCGTGATCCTATTCTCGGTAGCGCACCATTTCCTGCTGCCGTTCCGCTATTTCCTAACGCGATCAACCCGCTCAACCCACGCACTAACCGCGCTGATCCACGCCGTTACGAGTTCTTGGTTGCTCAGAACATCAACCTTTTTGAGAACCGCCTCGTACCATTTAAGACCCTTCGCGTAGCCGCAGATCAGATTGATATTCTTCGCCGTTGTATTGAAGTTCGCAAGGCTAAACTCACAGGGCTTGATTGGGATATCGTTCTTTCAGATTCGGCTACTGAGCGCATTATCGCTGAGGCTGGTGGCAATCACCTACGCGCTATGGCTGATGCCCGTGAAAAGTTTGCACCTGAGATTGCTCGCCTTCGCAAGTTCTGGGAAACCCCTGACCCTGCTAATGGACTTACCTTCGTTGATTGGCTAGGAATGGCGATCGAGGAGATGGATGTTCTTGATGCGCTTGCTATCTGGCCTCAAGCAACCATCGGTGGCGAGATTCGCGGATTGCAGATTCTTGACGGATCAACCATCAAGCCACTTCTTGATGATCGCGGTATGCGCCCAGATCCTTCAGTTGGCCCTGCTTACCAACAGATTCTCTTTGGCTTCCCACGCTCTGAATTCCACGCACCAGTAGATGATGAAGATGCAGATGGTGAGTTCTCAAGCGATGAACTTGCTTACCTCATCCGCAATCGCCGCGCTAACTCAATCTGGGGATATTCACCAGTAGAGCGCGCTCTTCCAATGGCAGATATCTACCTTCGCCGCCAGCAATGGATCAAGGGCGAGTTCACAGATGGCGTAATGCCTAAGTCATGGCTTGAACTTCCAGAATCAGCCAACCTCACACCTGAGCAGATTCGCTACTACGAGAACATCTACAACGATGAACTTGCAGGGCAGACCGAGCAGCGTAACCGTATGCGTATGCTTTTGCCGGGCGGCGTTCTCAAGTTTGAAGAAGGCTACTCAGAAAAGTTCTCTGATCGCTTAGACGATTACCTCATCACCTCGATCACAGGACACTTTGGCGTTCTTCCTACTGAACTTGGATTCTCTGCCAAGACTGGTCTTGGTGGTTCAGGTCATCAGCAGGGCGAGAAAGAAGCCGCAGAAGCAATCGGTATTACCCCAACTGCTAAGTGGCTCTCTCAGCAACTCTCAGCCCTTTCCTATCGCTGGTTGGGTATGCCACGCGAACTTGAATTCCGCTTGTCATCAAGTGATGCCACAGATAACGAAGATTCAGCCAAGCGCGATGATCTCAAGAAGCGTTCTGCTGGTATGACCGTGAACGAATGGCGCGATGATAACGGATTGCCTCTTATTGACACTCCAGAAGCAGATATGCCGTTCCTTGTTGCAGGTCAGTCAGTCTTTATGTTCACACCAGATGGCGTAGTTGCTGCTGGAACATCACTTGATGAAAATGGTCAGCAAGATGGCGAGCCAAGCGCAACAGAAGCGCCTGAAGCACCTGAAACTGCTGAGCCAAAGGCTGAACCAGCACAAGAAGAAGTTAAGAAGTTCATTCGTTGGGTAAATCGCGGAACCGCTACTCGCCCATTTAACTTTGAACACCTAGACCACGCCTACGCTGAGGTTCTCAATAAGTTCGTTGAGTCGAGAGATCTTGATGGCGCTCGTTGGTACGCTGAACGCTATTTGGGGTTGTAATGGAGTGGCATGGCGCGTTAGTGCGCCTATCTGCTAAACACGCCACACAGATCCGCAAAGGATTTAGGCGAGCATTTAACGCTGATGACATTACAGAGGCGTTCTTTAATGCTTTTCTTGGTCACACCGAGGTAACAAATCAGCAAGTAAGAGATTGGGCGCGAGTTCATATCACGCCTAACAAGACTGCTCTGATTGCATCCCTTACACCAATTTATGCAGATGGTTGGGTACTCGGTACTACTGCTGGCGGCGTAATGATTAACAGGAGCCTAAACAAAGCAGTAACACCTGCAAATGTTGGCGTAGTTAATTGGGATACTTGGACACCCGGCAACCAAGCGGCTGCAACACTTGTTAAACCTGCTGGTGGCTTACAAAGATTGCTTGATACTCGCGGTCTTACGATTGACGGTGTAAGCAATACTAAGTTAGATCGCATTGGAACTGTATTAGGTAATGCTTTAGAGTTAGGTATTACTCCTAAACAAGTTTCCGTAATGGTGGATCAAGTTATCAACGACCCTCAGCAAGCCCTTGTTATTGCACAGACCGAGATGAGTCGCGCAGTAGTTCAAGCTGAACTCGCCCAATACCGAGATTCAAATGTTGAGATGGTTGAGTGGCTAGTCGCTGATCCTTGCGAAGAGTGCCAAGTCAATCTTGATGCTTCCCCTATTTCCATTGATGCCGATTGGCCTAATGGAGATGCGCCGGTTCACCCAAACTGTATGTGTGATATCGCCCCTTACATTTCAGACACCTCAAACCTAGGAGAATAAATGGCAACCTCAATCGCGCCACTTCAACACGGCACAATCACAGTAGGAACAACGGCACAGACACTACTTACAACCCCAGTTGGAGTTCGTAGAGCTTTGGTCGTTATCCGCAACAATGACTCAAGCAAGACCATCTATATCGGAGATGGAACCGTTACCGCATCGGGTGCAACCCAGGGTATCGGCATTGCTGCTGGAGCCACTCTTCAGGTTGAGTTCTCATCAGGAACCACCATCTCAGTTATCGCTTCAGGCGCTAACACTTCAGTTTCATTCCTTTGGTCAGCAGGTAACTAATGTCTGAGGGTTTTGTTCCACCTGCGGAAGTTCGCGCTAATGCTAAGCGAGGCTTAGAACTTCGTGAAAAGCATGGTCGCGGTGGTACAGAAGTAGGCGTTGCTCGCGCAAGAGATTTATCAAATGGCGCATCAATATCGCTAGACACCATTCACCGAATGGTCAGTTACTTTGCTCGTCACGAAGTAGATAAGCAAGGCGAAGGTTGGGGCAAGGATTCTGCTGGCTATATCGCTTGGCTCCTATGGGGTGGCGATGCTGGTCGCAGTTGGGCAAACAGAATTTCCAAGGAAAACGAAAAAAAGGATAAAGCACTTATGAACGATTTTACTACCGCTTATGCCTCCATTCTCAAGTATGACGAGAATGACGATGGAACCCTTATGGTCTATGGCAACGCCACAGATGATTCACTAGACCTAGATCAACAGATTTGCGACCCTGCATGGCTTGAGAAGGCTATGCCGGATTGGTTCACATCAGGGGGAAATATCCGTGAAATGCACGGCCCTAACGCGGCGGGAGTAGCCAAGGAATATGAAAACAAGAACGGCAAGCATATTATTGGTGTCCATGTTGTTGATCCTTTGGCAGTTAAGAAGGTTAAGACTCAGGTTTATCGCGGATTCTCAGTAGGCATTAAAGCTCCTCGCGTAGTGCGCGATAACAAGGCTGCTAATGGTCGAATCATTGATGGATCAATCATTGAGGTTTCCCTCGTAGATCGCCCTGCCAACCCTAACGCTAAGTTGATCTTGGCTAAGTCAGTTGATGGGGAATCCACCCTCGTACAGGTAGAAGAGATGCACGAATACAAAGCACCTCTCCCAAGCGATATTGCTAAAAAGAAAGAAACCGATTACGCCAGCATTAACGAAGGTGGCGAAGGATCTGAACCTGCCGATAAGGAACTCTATAACCGAGTTAAGGCAGAAGCCAAAGAAAAGTTTGATGTGTACCCATCAGCCGTAGCAAATGCTTGGGTTGTGCGCGAATACAAATCTCGCGGTGGTAAATATCAAAAAAAGACCGAGAAAGGGTCAAAGATGGAAACAATTAAGCAGATCACGGAATTGGCTAAGTCTTTGACAACCGACACCGTGAAGTTTGACCAAGTGGCATTTGATGCCGCTCGCCGCGCAGTTGCGGCACTCATTGTTGCTGAAGCATCAGAAATGGGCGAAGGCGCAGATGAGAGTTATTCCCTAAACCAACTCATTGAAGTCGCTAACCATCTTATTGCTTGGTATCAAGGCGAAGTTCAAGAA